ATCATTTTTCTCAATATAACACGTCCATATTGTGACGCTGTTGCGGCTCGAATCGGTGACATGTTAATGACCGTTGATGAACCGATGTTCAGTATTAAACCCACACCCAAACCAGAATTGTTAGCGTTATCAAAGGGTAAGATGCCTAAAAATATTGAAAGGGCTATCAAAGAACACGCAGACCCACAAGTAGAAGGTCAGGAAAAACAACTTCAAGACACCGCGATAGCTGATGCTACAGAGTTGCTTGCTACGCTTACTGAGTCTGCTAAAAAAGCACAGACACAAATCGCAGACTGGCACGCTGAGTCTTCATACCCTACACATAATCGCCGTTTAATAGAGGATGCGGCTAAAGTTGGCACCGGTGTATTGAAAGGTCCGGTACCATCTAAAACGACTAAGATGGTGTTCAAGGATGGCAAGATACAGATGGTCAGTGAGATTAAACCTGTGTCGCGCCGTATATCATACCGCAACTTTTATCCCGATCCTGCAGCAGGAGAAGATATACACAAGGGCGATTTCACTTGGGAGCGTGACGATATAACGCGTTCTATGCTGTATAAATTAAGAGGTGCCCCAGGATATATAACCGAACAAATCAATCATGTAATTGCCGAAGGGCCTATGATGGCCCACAAAGATTTCCGTACTGAGAGTGAGTATCCAGGATTGAAAGCGAGTGAAGAGGTACGTAAAAGTCTATTTGAAATTTGGTATTACTATGGCTCAATGAAACGTAGCGACTTAATGACTATCGAGTATACGAGCAAATCTATTGACCGTGACGATTACGAGGATAAAGACGCTGATGAATATGTTCATGTGCAGATAACGATGATCAACAATCGCGTTATCAAAGCCACGTTGTCACATATAGCAACTGGCGATTTCCCGTACGATATGATGGTGTGGCAACGTCGCATCGGTATGCCATGGGGCATAGGGGTAGCTAGACAAGTACGACCTGCACAGCGTATCGTTGTTGGCGCTATGAGACATATGATGGATAACGCAGGTATCGCGGGTGGACCTATGTTGTTCATTGATACTAACATAGTTCAACCTGCTGAAGGGGATATTGAGATTAAGCCATGGAAAGTATACATAGGCGCAGATAGCTATGAGCCTGGCCAAAATAAGACGGGTGAAGCGATTAAATTTATTAAAGCACCTATGATTCAGAAAGAACTTCAGGCCATTATAGACCTAGGCTTAAAACTAGCTGAAACTACAACCGGGTTACCATTGATTATGCAGGGGCAAGCTACCCAGTCACAACCAAAAACTTTAGGTGGTACTGTTATTCAGAATAACAATGCCTCAACAGTATTAAGACGTGTTATTAAGTTGTATGATGACATGATAACTGAGCCTCACACCCGTAGATATTATAACCATCTTTTACAATACTCAGATGATGACGACATGAAGGGTGAGTTTAGTATTGTCGCACTAGGGTCCTCTTCATTGATTGAGCGTGACATGGCTAGTGAAGCTATGGCTATGCTAGGTCAATCGGTATTGAACCCTGTCTTCAAAAAAGATCCTGTTAAATGGTTGAATGAAATGCTTAAGATGAATAAACTTGAGCCTACTAAGTTTGAATATGACGACGAAGAGTGGCAACAACTTGTTGAACAGATGTCTGCACAAGCTCAAGGTCCTCAAGATACTAGTGTTGAAGTTGCGACAATAAGACGCGAAAGCGCTCAAGAGTTAGCGCAGTTTAAAGCTCAAACAGATATTGAAAAAGAACAACTTAAAGCCCAACTTGTTAAGGCGAAAATGGGTATAGAGGGTGAACTTAAAGTGATGGAGATCCAGAGTAATAGCCAAAGTGATCAACAAGACCGTGAGTTAAAAATAGACTTAGCGGCACTAGCTTCTGACATGACCGTACAACTAGCGCAACTTAAAGACGCCGGTGATGACCGAAGATTACTAAACGATGTTAAACAGAAATTACAGGATACTGTAATGAAACTTCAGACGCAAGTAGCACTGTCTGGGACCGAAGCGATTACACCCGCTGTAGAGCCTAAGGGTCGAGCAGAGGATGGTAAATCGTTTACACAATAAACTAAACTGAAAGGGTAAAATATTATGTCATACTTCTGTCAATTTTGTGATAAAGAAATGCTTATTGCAGCATCCATAGTCTATCAAGACGAATACATAACGTGTGGTGCTGAGCCATGTGTGCTTAAGGCTAGACAAACATGTAAAGACATAGCGCATGAACAGGCTATGAAAACAGCTAAACTATTAATTTTTAAAACCACCACACCTGATGATGAGTCAACCTGGCGCATCGTGCATAGAAGAGACCTTCCTGAATTTATTAAAGAGGACGAAGTCCTAAAGGGCTTGTTCGAGGGTTACGTTATCAGTCTTGAAAATGAGAACGATGACGAACCTGCAGTGCACTATTGTGCGCGTAAGGCCGATGACGTATTACGTCAAATATCTAAAGACCAACAAGCGGTACCTGCCATATGAATACACCTAAAAAAGATGCGTTTCTAACGGACTATGAGCGAATTCAGCCAAATATTGCTAAGTTGGTAGACTTCCTGGAAGCTAGACTTGTGAAACATAGAATAGCTAATGATAGCTACGAAGCTGACCCGTCGTTAAGAGGTCGTATAGCTGAACTTAAAGTACTAATTCAAAATTTAAAACCTGCCGATGGTACAGCTATCGGTTCTGAAAACCCCAACCTGAGGAAATACTAATGAGCGATAAAACACTAGACGTTAAAAATACTAGTACTGAAGTACCATCTGAAGAAGCGTTAGAAGAAGCGCTAATTGCAGGTTTTACTGACGACAACGAGTGTAATAATGCGTCGGAAGCTGGCCATGAGGCACCTTCTGCTACAAGTGTTGATGACGGATCACCCATAGCAGATATCGAAAAGTTACTTGAAAAGGATACAACGGATGAAGTCATACCCAAGGTCACCCCGGAAGTCACACCAGATGTCACCCCTGAAAAGGACGATTGGGAAGGTGTACCTGAGTTCCTTAAGAAAAAGTTTCAAGACATGGGTACTGAATTGGAGCGAGTTACTAATATCGCTAACTCTGCCTCAGGCCGGGCTAATAAATTACAGTCTCAAGTTCAGCGAGAAGCAGCTAAACCCGCAGAAGCTCCTAAACCAACATCGCAACAAATTCATGAAGCCATCGCTAGTAAAGACAAACGGGACGTGTTGCGTAAAGAATGGCCGGATCTTGCAGCCGCACTCGATGAAGTAGACACCACTATTAGCGATGCAGTAGGTTCGCAAATTGACGTGCTACGTGGTGAGATGACTAAAAACCAAGAGCGTAGTAATGCCAATCATGAGAAGTATGTTAACGAACAGATCAAAAACACACTTGACATGAGGCACCCAGGGTGGGAAACTACAGTATCGGATAAGTCTTTTAAGGATTGGGTGTACAAAGATGGACCAGCAGAAGTTGAGCGGTCTGAATATGAAAACGCGTTGAGATATGCGCAGGGTTTAAAAAACAACTCTCCGTCGGAAGCTCAAGCACTTTTTGCACAAGCCAATGACATGTATAAAAACATGTTAACTAAATATCCTACATGGGCTACCGCTAAAGGGAATTTGTACGGCGATCCTTCGGGAACAGCCGCGATTAAATTGCTTGATATGCACAAAGACGTATCGCATCCTCAAAACCAAGAAATAAATGGGGTCAAAGATACATACGCTTCGCAACAAGCAAAAAACAGGGAACGGTTAGAACGTAACATATCTCCCACAAGTGGAGATAGCAGACAGTCATCAGTAGAAGTACCCGATGACGTTGAAGCTGCTTTTGAAAAAGGCTTTAGTGGTTAGCTTAAATACTACTACTTGGCGCGTTAGCCCCAAAAGTTTTACCAGTCGGACGGACGGTTATACTTCTCTTCGGTGGAAATATCAGGAACCTTGCATGTGGCAAGCTTCTTAGTAATTTTTTTTCGATAATTTGGAGTTACATCATGGGTATTGTCTCGTATGATACGAACACCCCCCGTATCGCAAAAACTAAAGGGGAAATCCTTAAGCATGCCGTGCCACGTATGGTTCTTTCCATCACTGGACGTCAGCATAAGATTGGCAAAAACATGTCTGATACTGTTGTATTTAGACGTTGGCTACCGTTTGGTGGTGCTGCTACTAACGCGGCTACCGTTAACAACTGGGTAGTAGATCCTAACAAACACTTAACAACTGACGGTGTTACACCTGTGGCTGATACAATCACGCCGCAAGATATCACCGTTCAAATTAATCAGTACAGCTGCCTATACGCTT